TGGTCCGATAAAGTGGACTATTCACAGCCGATCAGTATTAAGCCGATGAGCGAACTTAATGCGCGCTTCTACGACTTCCAATATACAGAAGACGATGACTTCTTTAATGAGCGATACAATAAAAAATACAGCGAAAGCTACGGAGATAGAAAAGAGGATACTGGCTTCGAGTTTACAAAGGACAGAACAAATATAGACATAATCTTTAGCCCTTCTGTATTAGTCAAAAGGACTGGAGATGACAAGCTTTGTGCTTCGATTTTTGACCAGTCGGATAATGTGGAAGAAAGGCGCGATAGCAATATCCGGATTATGCAATTCCAGAAAATATCTGAGGTTTCATCTTGGACGATTAGACAACCTTCTGAGCAAGGATCTGGAGTCTTAGGCTCATCGCTTACTTACTACGGCTATGCTGGACACTTAGATCATCCGTCGCTACCTACAAAGGATATTAATTTTGGGGTTCCTAAAGAATTGCTATTCAGTCTATCAGTGCAATATCCTTCAGCTAACTTATTCACTTCATTCTGGGGCGATTATTTGGCCGAGATCATTGCTAAGGATAGTAAGCTCCTATCTTGCTATTTATACCTAGATCTGCAAGACATCTATTCGCTAGATTTTGCAAAGCTGATCTTGATTGATGGAGCGCTGTGGAGATTAAACAAAGTAAATGACTACAATCCAAGCGTTCCAAAAACTACCCAGGTGGAACTATTAAGAGTAATTGAATTAACATACGCATAATGGCAGTAAACGAAACAGTAGGAATTAATCTAGTAGCCGACACGAAGAGTCTGAGAGGACAACTTCGTGAGGCTGTTCAGGAACTTGCTAAACTCCAGAACTCAGCAGGAGCTTCATCTCAGGAGATTGCAAACGCTGCTAAAAGAGCTGCCGAATTAAAGGATCGGATAGGAGACGCTAAAGCTACGATCGAGGCGTTCGATCCAGATGCTAAATTTAAGGCATTTGGTCAATCGATCCAGGGCGTAGCTGGGGCGTTCGCTGCAACTCAGGGAGCTTTGGCTCTAGTGGGAGTAGAATCTGCCGAGGTAGAGAAGCAACTCTTAAAAGTTCAGGGAGCCCTGGCATTATCTGAAGGACTAAATACGGTCCTAGCGTCAATCGATGGCTTTAAAAACTTAGGGCTAGTCATCAAAACAAACGTATTAAGCGCCTTTGCTTCGATGAAAGCGGCGGCGATTAGTGCTTTTACCACTATGAGAGGGGCATTAATTGCCACTGGAGTAGGTGCTTTTGCGGTAGCTTTGGGATTAATCGTATCAAATTTTGATGCAATTAAGGAGGCGGTCCTTAAAGCGATCCCTGGATTAGCTAATGTAGGGAAGATTTTCACTGGATTAGTGGAGAAAGTGACCGATTTTGTTGGGATTACAAACCAGGCAGAGCGCTCATTAGAGAAATTCACTAAGACTTCAGAGCGTAGAAAGGAAACTTTAGAGTCTGATCTTAAAGTTTTAGAAGCAACTGGAGCCAGTGAGAAGGTACTTTCTGAGAAGCGCAAGGAGATCGTCAATACTGACTTAAATGTATTACGTCAAAAGCTAAAGACAAACGGAGAATTAAGTAAAGAGGAAATGAAAAAATTCCGCGAGCTTAAAACTGACTTAGTCGTGATTGACGCTAAATACAATAAGTCTGTAACGGACGAAAATAAAAAGCGGAATGAAGAAGTAGCTAAGCAAAACAAAGAGGCAGCAGACAAAGAACTAGCCGCTACTAAAAAACGCCTGGAAGATCTTCGCAAAGCCGCTGAAGATGCGCGCGCAGAATACGAAAAGAATCAGGCAAGGATCAACAAGGAAGACGAAGATATCGCAAACAGAAACGCGGAGAAATTCCTGACTGATCAAGAAAAAGAAATTGAAGCTATAAATGCTAAATATACAAAGCAATTAGATGACCGTATTAAATTTGGTGGCAATGAGGCATTAATTGAGGAGGCTAAGAATGAAGAACTTTTAGCAATAAAAGAAAAATATGATCAAATAGCACTTGAAAATCTTACAGATACTACTGAGGAAACATTCCAAATAATAAAGAAAAGCGAAGAGGACGAGACTAAAATATTAAAAGCTCAAACTAACGCCAGGATAAAAATTGGAGAAGCAGAAAGACAAGCTAAATTAAATAATTTAAAAGCAGCTTCAGATGTATTTGGTGCATTAGCAGGATTAGCAGAGCAAGGAACTGCTACTCAGAAAGCTCTTTCTTTGGCTCAGGTAGCTTTAAATACTGGTATTGCTATTGCGAATCTAACGGCCACCACTTCAGCGCCTACACCTGATAATATAGCGACTGGAGGTATTTCTGGATTTGCTAAATATGCGGCAGGAATTATCACAATTTTGGCAAACGTAGCTCAAGCTAAATCGATTATCGACTCGGTTCCTGGAGGAGGTGGAGGATCATCGCCTAGTTTAGGATCAGCACCAAGCGCTGGAGCTGGGGCTCCTATTGCGCCAAGATCAGCGGAGCCTATCCCGACTTCATTGGATCAGAGATCACTAAATAGTATTTCAAACGTAACGACACGCGCCTATGTGGTAGAGAGTGACATCACTGGATCACAGAAAAGAATTGAGCGTATCGAAAAAGCTTCAAGATTTTAACTAAAAAATAAAGAATGAATTTACCTATTTATTTACTAGAAATTAATGAGGACCTAATGGACGGATCCGAAGTGGATTTCGTTGCTTTGGTAGACAAGCCAGCGATTGAGAGAAACTTCCTTCGCTTCAAAGAGGATCGCATGAACTTTGAGATCCAAGACGAAGAGCGTCGCATAATCTCAGGTCCTATCATGCTAGCTGACACGCCTATTTATCGCAATGATAACGGCCAGGAGTATTTCGTTTCCTTCCCAAAGGATACGATTTACAAGATCGTTAAGAAGATGTTCCAGAAGGGATACACTTCAAACGTCAATTTGATGCACGATCCTAACCAGGTGGTCGATGGCGTGACAATGTTTGAGATCTGGATCACAGACGAGTCTAGAGGAATCAAACCTATGAAAGGATTTGAAGACGCTCCAGACGGCTCCGCTTTTGCCTCTTATTCGATCGATAATGACGAAGTATGGGGAGACGTTAAGTCTGGAAAGTTTAAAGGCTTTAGCGTCGAAGGTATGTTTAATTACAAGAAACAGCCAGGAGACATGACTAAGGAAGAAAAGCTTTGGTCTGAAATATCTAGGATTTTAAATGAGTGCAAAGTTTAAAGTATAAACTTTTTTTTTATCTGTATTTATAAACGAGTAATAAATTAAACTAAACATGACAGTAAAAGAAGGAATCGAAAAGATCCGCTTGATGCTAGCTTCAGAAAACGAAGAAGTACAAGTGGAGACTAGCGAAGAATCTGCACCAGTCACACAACTATCTTTTGAAACTTACGATCTTAAAGACGGATCTAAGATTGACTTAAGCGGTTTGGAGATTGGAGCTGAGGCTATGCTAGTAGATGAAAGCGGTAACGCTTCTCCTGCTCCAGACGGCGAGCACGAGCTAGTAGACGGTACTATGGTTACAACTGTAGGCGGTAAAGTAGAAGGCATTGAGACTCCTCAAGCAGAAGCTGAGCCGATTGAAGAAGTGGTGGAAGAAATTCCAATGGAAGAAGATAAGTTCCAGGCAATTGATGGCACTATCGAAAACTTAAAGGCAGAGAACGAAGCTTTAAAAGCTAAGATCGCATCTATCGAGGGTAAATTCTCTCAAGCGATCAACGATCTATCTGACGTAGTTTTAGGTTTGGCTTCAACTCCAAGCGCTGGTCCTATCCAGGCACCAAAAAATTCTTTCTCTCAAGTAGAGAAAAGAGAAGAGAAAATCGAGAGATTTTTAAACAAAGTAAAAAATTTAAAATAACAATTTAACAAACAAAAAAGATGGCATTTGTAGTATCTTCATTGGCTAACTATACAGAAGAGAACGCGACACAATTAGTAGCGTCTTCAGTATTAGGAGCAAAAACAATCTCTTTGATCAAGGATCAAGGAAACGTAATGTTAGGCGTAAAATCTGCTGAGACAGT